TTTACAAATTCAAAAAAGAGGGTGGAAGAAAAAAGAAAAGAAAAAGATTTTAATGTAGTAACTTCATTCGGAGATGGAATGTAGTATTACTGCTAACAAATAACTAAACTCCACTAAACAGTGGAAGGAGTGGAAAATATGAAATACTTATTAATGATCTTATTGATAATTTTAGTATGTTTTATAATCTATTATGATTCCAAAATTTTTACATTAAACAATGAAATAGAATATTTGAATTATAGAATTGAAACATTGGAATCTCAAATCCCGTTTAATGATATACCAGGCAACAAATGGATAACGCTGAACACCTCTGATACATTAACAACTATTTATGAGAAATCGTTTAAGTTTGGCGATGTAGTTGTAATAGATGATGGTAACAGATTGACACTGGCAACACCCGAAAATATCCTTAAAAATGATATAATCGGAGTAGTTGTTAGTGACAGCCAGATAATTTATCAAGAACAGAATTAAGCCCACTAAACAGTAGAAAGGAGTAGAAAATAAAACATGGCTATGAAAATTTATAAACATCATTTATCTGAAAACATAGAAAAAAGGAAAACTCCCATTAATGGAGGAATAGGAAAAAGTGCAACCGTTTTTATTAATTTTGATTATATGGTTGCATATTTAAAGAAAGATGGTAGGAGATGGCATTACTGTGAAGCTGAGGTAGATATAAATGATTTGCTATTTAATTTCAAAAATTACTATATGGCAACAATAAAAATAGCATATTGTGCAAGAAACTATAAAAAACTCCACTAAACAGGGAAAGGAGAAAAAGATGAAAACATTAATAATATTCAAAGAGCCTATCGATATAACAAGTTTCATGTTGATAAGAGAATTACTAAAGCCAGTATATTTCTATATTCTAATAATGGCTAAAAAATTCCATGTCTGGGTTTTTTTACTAAATTGGAAATACAGCCTTGATTATGAGAAAATATGTAAAAGATTATATCCAGATTGGAAATAAAGAAAAATAAATGAATAAAATATAATTAAACTCCACTAAACAGTGGAAAGGACGGGGAAGGTGGCAACAGCAATGGTAGAAAGATTAAATGTATCTGCATTTAAGAAAGAAGCAAAAAAATATGCAGAATTTCAGTATGAATTTTCTTATAAGTCAAAAATAAAAGTTGAAACCTTTATGGAGGGCGTTGTTTACACAATTGAAAAACTTAGAAGAGCAAAATTAGGAAGGGAGTAGAAGATGAAATCAAATAACCTATCATTACTAATATGTATAATTCTATTGTTTATAGGATTTCCACTATCATATTTAGTTTTCTTAAAATATCAATTATGGGCAATTATATTCTACGGTGTGTGGGTTTTCTTAATTTTTAAATTACAAGAATTACTTTTTAAAATATTCTGCAAAATATTCAAGGAGTAAAATATGATAGAGAAATTAATAAAAAGAATAGAAAACATAAAAGATGATAGAAGCATCACCCTAAGCCATAACGAAGCTAAACAACTTCTATCCGAGCTGAAGAATTTGCAGAATTGGCAAAATGAAAAAGAAAATAATTTAGAAAAAAGCACAAAACAGGCATTAACTATACCTATTGTTATGCCTCGTTTTTTACCTGAATTTATTGATTGGATATACATGAGTGCTTATGAGCAGATAGACTTTGGTAAGTTTAAAAAGTGGTATACAAACGAGGCATTGGAAGCATACGAAAATAAAACTATCCCTGAATTTGAAATAGACCAAAACATCTACACGACTGAACAGCTTTATGAAAAATGTAAAGAAGATATAGGCTATTGGGAATCTTTAAGTGGGGCACAACGGTAAAGTATATGAGTAGTGTGGCTTGCGTGGTTACGGTAAAAGGAGAGTCAGCCGCTCTTGGGACGTAAACACCGCCATTCGAGTTGGTTGGTTTGGTAGCCACATTACTTATCAATAACTAAACTCCACTAAACAGGGTGACTTTTTAAACAGTTTCAAAATGAAACGAAAAAAAAGAAACTATGTCTGTGTTTTATTTGAGGGAATTCCCGTGCCCTGTGGAGTTTATAACAATAAAGGAGTAAAATATTATGACACAAAAAGAATTATCATTAGAAATAGAAGTTAATGATATAATAAACAGCAAATACCGCGTAAGGGAAATATTTAATCAATATGCTGTAGCGACTCATAAAAACCGTGAATGTAAGTTCAACTTTATTGGCAGAAAGCAAGGATATAATAAAATAATGACGGTATCTAGGGACGGTATAGTCTATTATGAGGCTTTTAGTCACGGAGGATATCGGCATGGCAGGGGGAATAATAACTAAATGTGCTTTGTTGTGAAAAAGTCGCTAAATCTTGTAATGAATTATGACTGGACAAAAATTAGGCGATTGGAATAATTAGGTTCAATAGGGGGTATAGATTATGAGAGTCCAGGGTGAGAAATTATTAGAAATAGAACTAAACAGTAAAGCACCGTTATGCAAATGCAGGTACCAAAAAATAGCTGATGCCAATCCATTATTGCGAGAGATGCTGACACCACCGAGTAAAAAAGCCATTGAGACGAGGCGGGTAAAATTTCCTGGCTTATATAATGCGTTACTCAGGCTTTTCGCTAAATACAGGATAAACATTTGGACGCTTAGGGAAGAAAAAAGGATATGCGATGCTATTTTAACCACTGTACACGGCAATTATTTTATAGAAGCAAAATATAATAATGGCAAGTTGCAAGATCATCAGAAAAAAACTCAGAATGACATTAACGGTATTAATGGCACTTATTATATCATAAGAAGGATATCTAAGGTCGGTAAAGATAAATTTACAACCACCAGCCATATAACAATAGAACAGCCAGAAAAGAATGTTTTATTTAAATGTGATAATGTTATAGATGTATTTAAATGGTTTAACGAGGAAAGGTACAAAAAAGTGGATAAAACATAATCTGCCGCATGTACCTTTCCTTAAATAACTTGACAATTTTTTTTTTAGCTATTCACTAAGTATCGTCTATTATTATAAGTGAGGTTAATATTATGAAGCGTGACTATATCCTCAAGACAGTTAAGGAAGATAAATCAGAAGATGAGATGGATTACATAAGGGATGAGTTAAAGAAATGGCGAAAAAAAATTGACATTTATGAATTAAAACAGCTTGCTAAAAAGAATAAAACCAAGAAGGATTGATGGTAGATATAAAAAGACTTATTGAAAAGGGTGCTGCAGATACCGGATATATAACAATGCCTGATCTGAGTATAATGCCTAAGCGAAAATCAATGGTAAGGGGCCAGATAAATTTAAATAATAAATTATGGACTAATGCCGGCAAGACTAATGCCACATCCGGTCTGAAATATAAAAGTGTCGCACCGGGTGTAGTAAAAAAATCAATAAAGATACCTAAAGCATTAAAAACTACCGGCAAGGTGCTTGGTGCGGGTCTTACTGCGCTATGGGTTGGCGATTCAGCAAAAAAAATAATAAATTATAAGAGTGGAAACAAGCCTCTATAAAATAGGAGAAAATATGAGCTTATTTAAAAGAAAAAAGTCTGGAGAAGATATTTTTAAAGGAATATTAGTAAAATCAGCATATTTGGAAATGGACCATAACAACATCGGCATCTGGAATAAACAAATAAGTGAATACATGGCCGACGCATTTCCATATTTAAGTGCCGGGCTTCGCGATACCCAGTTCAGGGCAATTGATGAAGATTCCGGTAGTGCAGTAGGCTACACTGTATGGGAAGATAATGGGATATCAATGGTGATTCCGATTATAATTGAGGATTATAAGCTGAAAGAACCCAACCTTGCCAAGTATAAAGATAAGATAATACCATTAGATGAAAACTATATCAGCATGATTAGGACAACTGATGGACAGGTAGGTGAGATAGATAAACCAGATGAAGATATGAATATTGATTTAGACTATATTTCTCAGGGCGGTTTATTCTCTTTAGAGGATGGGCATGTAAAGGTATCAGCTTTGAAGGAAACGCTTGATAGGTTAAAAGATGTATATGCCAGGGAAAATATAAAAATATCTGATAAGATTGATAAATACATTAAAACAGGAAGCGCATCTAATATCAGACCATCGGATCCCATACTCGCTGCAAGTTTTACCGAATTAGAAGACAGACCTTACCATTATAATGCTGAAATTTTGAAAAGGGCATCTGACGGAAGACTATATCACGAAACTAAAAATGGTATAGGCGCTGCAGAAATGAAGCGGATATCCGGATTGAATAAAATTGCAGAAGTCGATGGAGAAGATGTAGAATGGGTAACCCTGGAAAAGGATAAGTCTATTAAAAATGCTCCGGTGCTTAAGAAAATAACCGATACCGGGGAATATGATGTAATAATGGACGGAGACCTGGTCAGTTGTTATGTGGTCAGTAATCTCATATCAATATGGGAAGGCAAACCCTCTTCTGAAGCTATTGCAGTCGAGAAAGACACGGATTCAGGCAGGAGGTGGATATATGGCAACGTGTTCGGCAGTCAACCTGAGCCAAGCAATTATGGCAGACCAGAATTAATGACCATGCCGCTCGTTAAAGTGGAAGATAACCAGGATGCAATGGGAAAGATTATAATAATCAAATTAGGCAACGATATTACCGTGCCTTATAAGGTTATCCAGTGCCAGAATGTAAAAATGGGAGCCAATGGCGAAGATGTCGAAAGTTACAGGATGGAATCATTGCATGACGGCACCAGAGCTGTAATATGGTTACATAAAAACGTTCAAGAAATATTAAAGGCCGATAAAAAGAAGCTTAAAGAATACGGTTATACTATATGGGGTGACGATGAAGTATACATTATACCAGCAACGGCAAAAATTTTCCAACTCAACGCTCAGGATAGAAGAGAATCTAATGATATCAGAGGCGGATATGAAAAGTACGTAAAGAAAATAGCATCCAATTATGATACTACGATGGAAATAATTAAAACAGATTATAACGACTATGTCATTAATGTATCCGGATCTGAAAATAAAAATTATTCCGGATTGAATAAAGAGGCTGCATTATTAATAGCAAATCATTATACCGGAAGTGATCATAAGAATATAGGTGATTATAATTATTTTATGGAATATCCGATATTAAAACGTGCCAGTGACAGTAAAAAAACAAATAAGCCTGCGGATATAACGCCTCTTAATAAATATCGTAATGAATGGATAAAAACTGCGTCCATACTTAGTTCGCTTCCCCAGGCTATCAAAAAGCATGCAGATGTGGAAGGGATTGTTAATGACTTGGTAGGAATTGAAATTACGGATGAAAGCAATGTGGGGGATATAAATAAGATAATAAGCCTTGTGGAAAGACTTGTCAGTCAAGTGGGAGAATTATTGTTATTGGCAAGAATGGGCAAAACAGAATTACCGGAAGATGTATTAGCAAAATCTTTTAAAGCATTAACAGAATTATGCATAGCACTTCACGGTAAAAACGAATATACTGATTAAGGAGCTTTAAAAATGGGGAGAGTTATTAGAGCAATACCACACAAAAATTTTATTAAAGTATTATTTTTATCTGGTATACCATTAAAATCAACTGAGAACGTCCCGGGGATCGATGACGTTCTTGTAGGGTATGATTTCAATAGTCTTGCCGCAGCGGGAGATACTTATTCTAAGATACTGGAAGAGTGTGAGAAAATACCCGGCGGCAAGGAAATGATCACGGAAAATAGAATAGCAATGGAGCATAACGCTCAATGCTATAATAATGATGAAGGTAAAGAAATAATTGTAGTCAATAGTGTATGTGACCACTTCAGGTCTCCAAAGATATTTTATGATTTGGTAAAAAGAAATGGGATATTACCCTGGAAGAGAGCATGTACTTATTCTTTCAGAATATCAAGAATGTTGACATCGGAAAAAACCAGAAAGTTCATAGAATGTGGCGTAATAGTCAATATGACTTTAATGGATATAATCAGGGGTCTGCGAGAGATATATAAGGGCAGATATGCGATTAGTAATGTACATGTTTATGGTTATGTATATTATTTCTGGAATCTTAGCATCAGCGCAATGAGAAAGGGCGGCATTAAAATAGAAGATATCCTGGAATATCTTGAACTGGATCCGCAAAATTCATTTTATGATATCCATAACGAAATGATATTTAAAGGTGTAGATTCTCTAAAATTACATTTTGGAGTTCAATCGGAAGAAGAGAGAAGAGTAGATAATAATGCAAGACGCAGTCTCACAACAAAACATATAGACAGGGCGCTGAATAATAAATATATTAAAAGTGTCCCGCAATATGTCATTGATATATACCGGCATACTGATAGCCAACTTGCGGAAGCTGGCAAAGAAGATGAGGATAAAGAAACTCTCAGAAAAGAAGTTGATGCTATATTCAGTAAAATAACCAGAGCTAAGGCTATAAGAAAGAGAATGGATGAGCTGAAAGAGATTCCTGATGATCCGAAACTCAAGGAAAAACTTTATCCTAAAGATGAGCCTTATAGTATTAAAAAATAACAAGGGGGTATGATGAAGATTAACCAAAACCACATGGCAACAAAAATAGCACAGTTAGAAGGTGGTTCAGTAAATATAAACATAGCGCAGATCAAGGAGATAATGAAAATAACATTGGAACTGCTGGCGCAAGAGATTAAGAATAATAACGTTGAAGGAGTTATAGATCTTATAGAGTCTCATAAAAAATAGAATATGAGTAATAACACGGAAATATTAAAATCTTTGCATCCATTAAATGAAGACGGCAAGGTTGTCTTGGATAATGTAGATATATCAAATTATGATCTTCGTTGTATAAAAGAAGAGATATATGCTAAAAAATATGATATAGCTGATTATCGGGAGCCACAGAATGTCTATGATGTCTATCATGCCGTTTATAACCTTAAAGGGGAATCGCTATCCTACCTATATATGGATTTCTGGCGTGAAATGGTTATGGATCCGTGTTTCAGTACTAATGTCGACATGTCTGAGCGTAAAGCAGTATGGAAATGCTCCAGGCAGGTAGGAAAATCAATAAATGATGGAGTGCTTGCTGTAAACTTATGCTTAGAACATAAATATTTTACTGTCATTATAACACAGCCCACTGATACCCAGATAAGCAGATTCTCTGTGGATGTGCTCAAAAAGCTTAACAGGGAATCATTTAGTGTGGAGACCTTTTATTACGATCCAAGAACAACTGAGAGACAGGTAAAGAACAAGTCATATACAACAAATTCAAGAATTATATTGGCCAATATATACGCTTCAGTATTAAGTGCCAGAGGAATTCCCGGAGATGCCTATATCGCTGATGAAGTGCAAGACACACCTCCGCATCATTTAGCAATAGTGGAACAGGCTCTTAATAGATCTAAATATAGATTCAGGTTATATAGCGGTACACCCAAGCAGCCGGAAAATCATTTGCAGAAATTATTTGATCAATCTACAGGGTCTGAATGGATGGTGCCCTGCGGAATGTGTGGTAGATATAATGGACCACTCGGTCTTAAGAATATAGGCAAGGAAGGTCTGATATGTCAATATTGCGGTGCCAGATTGAAGGCTATACACGGTGTGTGGGCTGATGCTCGGCCTAATGCCCCTATAAGCGGATACCATGCCAATGAGCTTATGGTCCCGCCCGAAGCGCCATTTGCTTCATCCTGGAAAGAATTATTATTTAAAATAGAAAATTCTGATATGCTGGTAATACAGAATGAGATATTAGGTAATTCGTATACTGATAATGTGCATCCTATTTCATTAGAAGATGTATATGCAGCATGTAACCCTAACGTTGAACTTATTTATAATGTAAAAGATATAACCAGCGAAATGAAGGAAATAACTTTTGCAGGATTGGACTGGGCGCTGGAAATGGATCCTAACAAGAAGAGGGACCAAGTCAGGTCATTTACTACTTTTACAATAGCTTCGTGGTCACCTAACAGAAACAAGTTGACGATTCGGTATGTAAAAAGATATTATAGAGACGAGTTTGAAGACGCTAATCAGCCTGACAGGGTTATTGACGATATAGTTTTCTGGTGTAATGCTTTTAATGTAAGAATAATAGGGATGGATTATGGTGCCGGGCATAAAGATAATCAAAGGATTGTCAAACATTTAGGTGTAGAGCGGACTATGGAATTTATGTATCACGGTGAATTGATAGCTAAAAGAACATATGATGCATACCATAATTATTTTTTACTGGTGCGGACGGACGAGATTAATGATTTTATATATGATTTCAAAAAAACCGGCATATATGAATTGCCTAAATATCCCGGACAGACATCAGAATATGCCAGTGATCTGACAAGTATATATAAGTATAACGAACCGCATAAGCGATATATAAGATATGGAAAGACAGGTCCTGATGACTGGATGCATACCCTGATATTTATTAGATTAGCCTGGTTATATGCCACAGAGAGGCTGGTATATGAAACAAAGGGAGAAATGTAAATGCTTAAACACTCTTATTTAGCGCCGATACCTGTAACGCAGGATGAAAGAAGAAAAATTATCGGGATTACAAAGGAATATGCGAATGAAGCTATCGGAAGTGCAATAGGTGGTTTCGTCGGCCATTCGGTAGGCAGCACTGTTGCCCGGAGTTTACAGGATAAAAAAATTAATTGGGGTGCCCTGGACAGGTTAGCAGGCAAGCTTGTTAAAAAAATAAGCAGCAAAAAGAAAGCTCCCGCATTGGTTAATAAAACAATATATGAAAATTTCAGGAAGGGGCTAGATAAGAAAAAACTGGGAATAGCAGCAACAGCTTTAGCCGGTGCTGCGATTGGCAGTATTATATTTGGAAAGGGATCAGTTAGAAATATGGAAGAGAAATATGACCTTAAGCCTATGGATAAAGAAGACTTACTGGCGAGAAGAACGGCTGATATGGTATTACCCTTCCCATTAGACTTACCAGCATATTATTTTATTAGTAAATATAGGAGGAATAAAAAATGAGTATGTATTCACCTGAAGAACAAAGGATAGAAGATTTAGCGGTTGAAGCGATAAAATATGCCGATGAAAAATCAATTACATTAACAGAGGGATTATCAAAAGTTGCAGAAGATTATGGCCTGTCAAATCCGGAAATAGAAAATGTCTGTGCGAAAATAAATCATATAAAATATAATTCCCTACGTATTAAGAACAAATTAGCCAGTTTCAAAAAGGCGGATTATACTAATGTAGTAAAGTCCGTTAAAAAAGTAGCGGAAGAATTAGAGTATAAGGCAGAATTCAGAAAAAATCCTGAATTAGAATTAACTGCAGAGTTAAACAAAGAAGCGGAGGAAGATATTAATGATTACACCCCGACCAGAGATGATCTGGCATATTTGGGCGTTAATGCTAATGACAATGCCGATAAACTTATAGAATTATCAAGTGACCGGGATAAAAAGCTTTTACAAATGAGAAATACCATAGTAAGTCTGATCCAGAATGGTGAGTCTATTAAAAACATTTATGAAGTATTATTAAAAACGTGGGGATCCGGCAATAAAGAACAGCTTGATGTATATTTTTCACAATTGATCAATGATCTCAAGGCTGAAGGATTGATAGACAGCAGGAGCGAATTTGAAATACCAGGATCCAGCGAATTACCCGATAGGGAAGTAGCCGATAATTCACTCAGTAAGGTTGCCAGAGAAATTATTAATATAAATGATAACATTGTTAAAAAAGAAATTATCCATGACAGTTTATTACATTTAATGTGCAAACATGGCAAAGAATCAGAAGCTCGCAAATTAGATGAGTATGTGCCTGATAGTTTTTGTGTCAGCGAGAAATATGCAGCCAGGAAATACACAATACCATTATTAACTGCATTAACGGGTCTCGGGACAGGAATGGCATTAAATTTAGGTGATAATTTAGTATTGAAAATAAGGGAAGAATCTGTAAAGAAAACATTACCGGAGAAGTTCCCTGAATTAAAAGACATCCCTACTGAAAAATTTAATAACATATACCAGACAATAACAGCTTTGAATCCTATATTATTAAAAGCTCCATACGCATTATCAGAAACTATTAAGAAGGTATATGTCCACGATACAATGGATCAGAATACCATTAATATGCTGATCTCGTCAGGATCAAAATCGAAACCCAGCGTTATTAACCAACAACTTCAGAAAGCAATTGATATTTCAATGAATAACGTGTATAGACAGAATAATAATGATGAAAAAAGATTGGATTTGCCTAATATGACATCAAGTATACCGGTAAATAGAATGACACTAACTAACCGTAATAAGGGTACAAAATAATGAGTGTTGAAAATTCAGCTGGGGGTCCGGCTATAAAAGCAGAAGATTCTGCGATATTCCAGGCAGGAGTAGATAAACTATTTGTGCCTGTTGATGTTAAACAATATTATTTGTACGCAGAATGGTTTTATAGTAATACTGCCATAGGTGCAGTAATAAACAAGATGGCGAGATTTCCATTATCCGATATAAAGGTGAGAAGCAAGAATCCTGAAACGGAAAGAAGGGGAAAGAAGACCATAAGACGTATGAAAATGGTCCAAAAACTTATTAAGTATGGAAGGAATTATTTTCTTTATGGTCTGGGCATTATTGTCCCGATGCAGCCAATAAATAAGATATTAGTATGCAAGACTTGCGGGAAAAGATATAGATTGGCAGACTTAGAAAAGAATGGTAAGCCGCTATATCAGTATAGCAACGGAAAATTTTATTTTAAATGCAGGTCAACCAAATGCAAACAACGTGGTGCAACTAAGATATTTTCCGTAGAAGATCAAAGAATTAAGGATGTTGATAAACTGAATTTAGCTATATGGGATCCCAACCTTATCACCTGCACACATAATGAAATTACTGATACTAAACAATGGAAATATACGGTAGGGAAGGAGATGCAGAATAAAATATCCAATAAGGATCATTATATACTGTCTACTACTCCGCAGATTTATCTTGATGCCGTACAGAATAACCAAAGTATCAGAGTGCATGATGACAGAATATTTGTTATGGAGGCACCTACCCTTACAATAAACGGGAAACCGGTACCTCCGATAGTTATGGCGTTTCAGGAATTATTATTAAGGGATAAATATAATAGAGCTAATCGTTCCGTTGCCAATAATTTACTTATATCTTTAAGAATGCTGTTTCCTATCCATAAAAATGAATCCGGAGCTAGGCCATTAACAGAAACCCTGAGATTAAGAGACTGGAGATCAGTTATACAAAGTGAATTGGCTAAATGGGAGAAAGATAACAGCCATGTCGTTATCTTACCGGTGGAAATAGGTACAAAAGATGTGTGGGGTAATGGTAAATTGCTGGCACTTCATAATGAGCTAAGAGCTAATATGGCTGATATAATGTCCGTAATGGATGTACCTATAGAGTTTATGTATGGCGGCGCAACATGGTCAAGACAGAATACTTCTGCAATAATGCTGGAAAATACATTTAAACAATATGCAGCTCAGTTACAAGATATATTTGATAATGTCAGTGAGTATATCAATAAATTTAATACCAGCGAAAGTGATAATATAGAGATAGCATTAACTGTCCCGAGATTAGTAGAAGCTCTTTCTGAACTAACATTTATAGAAAGAAGATATGAAGCTGGTGAAGTATCGCCTCAGACATATTATGATAAACTCAGTATGGATGCCAGGAGAGAATTTGCACGCATAGAAGCAACTAAGATCAGCAGGGAGGCAGCAGCTCTTTCAGATGCAAGGCGTAAAGCTATGGCACAGGCTGAGGCAGAAGATGTATTGATGAAATCACGAATTAAAACGCGTGAATTTGAAAGGGTTGAAGGGCTTAAAGATAATTTAGCTAATATAGCGGTGAAAAAAGATGATAGCCTGGCAGACATAGAAGTTAAAAAAGAACTTAGTAATTTGGATATGGAAGTTCAGAAGAATATGATGCTGACCAACAAAAAGATACAGGACTTACAAATGAGAGATCAGGTCCAGCAGAATCTTGAGGTTATGAGGGAAAGTCTTAAATTGCAAAGTAAGGCAGAATATCAGAATGCTAAGAAAATGCAGAAACTGCAGTTAAGGGGTATGAAGGACATGGCACGCACAGAAGAGGAAATCGCTGCCGAATCCGCACAACGTCATCAGGAACAAATGCTTATAGGTATTTATGAATCATTATTACCGGAAGAAAAAGCAGAAATAGATGCATTGCCATTAGAAGAACGAAAAGACGCGATAATGGAAATATATAATAAGAAAAAGATGGCAGAACTTATCGAGAATTTACCACCTGAAGAGAAAGAAGAATTTGAGAATATGAATGAACAGGAAAGGGAATTAAAAATAGAAGAATTAATGAACGAAGAATCAGAAGAACAGATTATTCAGGGTCAGATAGAGAATGATGATAAGTTAAAGAAAGAATTAGTATCAAAGGAAATAGAAGAGCGAAAAGAGCAGGAAAACTTATTAAATCAGGCTAAGGTTTATAACCAATTATATGGGGAAGATAAAGAAAAGTACAAACATGAGATCATCCAGGAGTCTTCTGAAAAATTCGCCAAAGTTAAACAATTAGCCGATTATCTGAAGACATATCAGTATGTACAGGAAATAATGAATGCGGATCCCCAAAAAGCAAAGAAAATATATGAAAATATCAAAATCACTGATCCGGAACTGCAGGATGATGTCGCTCAAGCTATAGAAGATCAACTTATGCTACAACAGCAGGCACAGGCATATGCAATGAAATTGGTACATACTATAGGTACAGAAGAACAAGAAAAACTTATAAATGATTTAACTGAAAATTCTCCCGGGGAATTTAGACAAATGGTATTTAATAACTACGAACAATTTATAAATATGAATAGGGATAAACAAAAATTACCGAGACTAACTAAAAAAAATAGAGAAGATAGAATGATAGCTGAAATGAAGGAAAAAATTAACAGTTACCCGGAAGAGATGAAAACAGAGATCATGAATGCTCTTGCTTATGAAAATAAAGAGCTATACAATAGAATAAAAATGGAGGAATAATATGTTGTATCCAAATGAAGGGTTAAGAATGTTGACCTACCAGGAAATGATGGTTTCTCACGGTGCATATGGTAAAGAATTTTTAAAAGCTGGTGAAAGTAGCACGGCTGGTCAATATTTCAGGTATTTAATACCAATAGACGATACTGAGTGCTCTGCCATTATAGATGAAGGTCTACCAGCTGCTGATCAAACTAAATTTCAGGGTGAGAAACTATACAGGGGTATCCCTATCCCTGGAAAATTTACTGGTATAACCGTGACATCGGGTAGATTGATTTGCATTAACGACGTGCCAGAGAGATAATCATGATAACCGGGGTATTAAGAATGGAAGTTGGTATGAGTAATGTTGCAGGTACAATGACTCCGCCAACCGGGTATGAATTCCTTAAAGACGCTAATGGAGATTATGCCAAAGATGCCAATGGGGATTACGCATTAATTTTAAAACCATAAAGGAGTTATAAATGAAAAAAAGAATACTATTCATATTGGCAATGTTTCTGGCGATAACATTAGCGCATAGTGATGTATATCTAACACACACGTGGGCAGAAATAGAAACTAATATGGATTATGTCGACGATATATCACCTAAAATATTGTGGCAAGACGGACTGCTTACATTAACGGATGGTGGTTATACAAGAAATTGGCAAATAATAGGTGCATCATTGGCAGAATCAATAGCGGATGGTACTTCTGCAGGAGATGCCACTTTAACGAAAACCGGTGAAAATTTTCTTACAACTGTATCGATAGGAGATGCTGTAGTAATATATGCCGGAACAACGGCCGCTGATTATGGCCTATATATCGTAGCCAGCGTGGATAGTGATGAGCAGATAACATTAGATCGTTCATTATCGGGATCTGATACGGATGTATATTTCCATATATTAGCCGACGGTGCAATAATAGAAAATTCTACCGATGGTAGTAATAAAGCTATTATAAGATTACCGGGTGATATCTATGTGGATAATAATATTGTTGCTTATTCCGGTGGTGCCTTCCACGATGGGTTTAGTGATTTCGTAGCTAACGAACATATTGACTGGACCCAGGATCAAGGTACCACCAACATACATTCCGGAAATTATACAGATACCAATACAACATATACAGCAGGCACAGGTTTGTCTTTGGTAGGTACACAATTTTCATCTACTATTACCCAATATGCAGATGCTGATGCTATAGCTGCTATCAAAGGTGATGGAGATTGGAATGCTTCAAACTGGGATACCGCTTACGGCTGGGGTGATCATTCCGGAGAAGGATATTTAACTGCTGAGGTAGATGGAAGTACAACCAATGAGATTAACACTATAACGGGAGACGATGCTAACGCTACAACGGGATTGGGAATAACTTTGGCAGGTGGCAGCGATATATCAACTTCCGTATCTGGCGATGTTGTAACTATAGCTTTTACTGGTTCTGACACACAGTTAACCGAAGAGGAAGTTGAAGATTATGTAGGTGAGATGGTAACAGGCAATACCGAAACCAGAATAACCGTAACCTACCAAGATGATGATGGAACAATTGACTTTGTAGTAGATGCTGAAACAGATCCTGTATTTGGTTCTCATGCTGCCAACAGCATAAGTTCTGGAGATATAACTAATCTTGGTAATTTATCAGGTACTAATTCAGGTGATCAAACGTCAATGTCAGGGATATCCGATACTAAAGCTGATTTCAATACTTCATTATCAGATGGTTCATTTGCATTTGACGGCGGTGCACATCATGACGGGTTTAGTGACTTTGTTGCTAACGAACATATAGATTGGACAGCAGCAAGTGCGGGAACGATTCACTCCAGCAATTATGTTGATAATAACACTACATATACCAGCAGCGACTTTAACCATGATGATTTAACAGGTGTAACAGCTAACGAACATATAGACTGGACCCAGGATCAGGGTACAACTAATATCCATTCCGGTAATTATACCGATACTAATACGGAATATACCGCCGGCACAGGTTTAGATTTGACTGGGACTGTTTTCAGTTCTACTATTACCCAATATGCAGATGCTGACGCTATAGCCGCTATCAAAGGTGATGGAGATTGGAATGCTTCAAACTGGGATACCGCTTACGGCTGGGGTGATCACTCCGGAGAAGGATATTTAACTGCTGAGGTAGATGGAAGTACCACAAATGAGATTAACACTATAACAGGAGACGATGCCAACGCTACAGCTGGATTGGGAACTGGCAGGTGGCAGCGATATATCAACTTCCGTATCTGGCGATGTTGTAACTATAGCTTTTACTGGTTCTGACACACAGTTAACCGAAGAAGAAGTTGAAGATTATGTGGGTGAGATGGTAACAGGAAATACTGAAACTAGGGTAACCGTAACCTACCAAGATGATGATGGAACAATTGACTTTGTAGTAGATGCAGAAACCGATCCTGTATTTGGTTCTCATGCTGCCAACAGCATAAGTTCTGGAGATATAACTAATCTTGGTAATTTATCAGGCACTAATTCAGGTGATCAAACGTCAATGTCAGGAATTTCCGATACTAAAGCTGATTTCAATACTTCATTATCAGATGGTTCATTTGCATTTGACGGCGGTGCACATCATGATGGGTTTAGTGACTTTGTTGCTAATGAACATATTGACTGGACTCAGGATCAGGGTACCACCAACATACATTCCGGTAATTATACCGATACTAATACGGAATATACCGCAGGCACAGGTTTGTCTTTGGTAGGTACACAATTTTCATCTACTATTACCCAATATGCAGATGCTGACGCTATAGCTGCTATCAAAGGTGATGGAGACTGGAATGCTTCAAACTGGGATACCGCTTACGGCTGGGGTGATCATTCTTCCCAGAATTATCTCGATAAAGACACAGATACGTATGTTGAGACAGAATCAGATCCAAATGCTTTGTTAGCAGCCGGCACAGACAATGTTAAGGATACTCATATTGATTGGGGCACCGGAGCAAGTCAGGTATCGGCTGATGATATTCCTGATGGTTCTACCTATGCTATTCCTACCTTAACTCAGGAAAGTAATTGGGATACCGCCTATAGCTGGGGAGACCACTCAGGAGAAGGATATTTAACTGCTGAGGTAGATGGAAGTACCACAAATGAGATTAACACTATAACAG